TTTTGATATTGAGGAGTGGATTGCCAATATTTTTGAAACCCTGCTTCGGATTTATCAGAGTGTGTATTATCATAAAGAATACGTGCTTGGTCTTTTGCTTGATTCAAAAGTTCTGAAGCGGCAATTCCTGCCCCATAAAATTTCAATCTGTCTTGTTGTGATAACAAGGTAGGCAAAGGTTTTGTAACAGCATCAAATTCATTCTGGCTTCTAACCCCAGAAGTCATAACATTTTTAAATCCTGTTGCCAAATCCGCTTCAAGTTGTTGTGCATTAGCCGCATGATTTGCTGCTTGTGGGAAAATAGGAGAAAGAATATTTGCAAGATTTTGTTGAAATTGTGCAGAAGGCCCTGCTCCGACTTGCGAAGCCAACCCTTTGATTTGCATTCCAGTATTAACTTTCATAGGATAACTTTGGATATTTTCCTGTGCAGTTTTCAAATTAGTATTATAATTTGCATTCTGGTCTGTATTATAAGTTTGTTGAGCCGCAGGAGCAGTTCCCATTTGAGGAGTTGGTGCCTGACTTGAACGCACGGTTCCTCTTTCAATAGGTTGCATAACACTCATCATTTTTTGACGAATAGTTGGGTCATGCAAATCAACCGTATCAGTTGGTTTTACGCCTAAAGCAGCCGCGACAGTTGCAGCATATTGATGATTATTTGGGTCATAACCATATTTTGGGTCTGCAATGATACCATCAATGGTATTCAAACCGTGTAAAGTTTGTCGCTGAAGGATTGTTCTATCCATTGCAGCATTTCCAGATGCAACATCTTTAAAAATTGCAAAACCTTGAGCGTCTGTGGCCACTTGACCCGGATAAGGATGACCGGGGATGGCTTTCACATTACCATAATTATTGTTTCTATCTGCTCTATCTGTTATGACAGTTTGACCTTGACCGCCTTGATTGTTTGCAGTTTGAATTTTTTGCAATTCAGTAACAGGACGTTCTCCCAAATCTGCACCAGTTGTCGGGTCATAAAAATGTTCCATAGAAACTTTAAGACCCGCTTGTGCAAGACCTTTTTGAACAACATCTTCACCATATTTTTGAGCAGCATCCGGTGCCGAAAGTGCAGCAATTTTTTCTGCATCATTTTTAAAGATAACTGTAGAACCATTCTTTGTGGTAAGTGAAGTTTCTTTTGGCAAGAACAAATCGGCTACAGATTTTGCTGCTTGTGTATCATTTGTAGCAACACCCGTTGCACGAGTTGTTGCAGCAGATTTGTCGGGGTCAAGCGCATCTTGGCCTGTCTTAATAACCGGTGTCAAATCAATTCCAACAGTAGTTTTTAAAGCAGATGCCAAAGCAGCCGCTTGAGGAGAGGCTAAAACTTGTGCTTGACCACGTTTTACACCATTCCATAACGTTTCATTGGGGTCAGCCTGTGGGGCTTGACCAGCGATTGCATGGTTTGCTTCAACGGCCATTTGACCCTGACCGACCAAATTACCCGGAGACCCGGCAGGGGCGCTAGAAGGGTTTACAGGGGCCGCTGTAGACCCTTGGACGCCTTGCGGCTGTGTTGATGCCACTTGACCCTGTGGAGCCTGTCCTGACGCATTCTGGGGCGATTGTGCCCCACTCATTTGTTGACGAAGGGCTTCAGCCGCTTTAGCGTGTTCAACAGCCTTTGCAAGATAGTCAGAAGGATTCTTTTCTGTAGAAAGTTCTTGTTCCACTCTATCCGGACCAATAATTCCGTCATATTTTTGATGCATGGATTGTTTAAAAGCAGCCAACTTGTCTGGGTCAGTAATTTGCGCGGCTTGTTGAAAATCTCCAATCAAATGTTGATGAAGAGCCATCTCCATTTGTTGCGGATTCATTTGTTGTTCAGTTTGTTGCTGCGGAGCTTGCTGCTGCGGGGCTTGTTGCTGCGGAGCCTGTCCACCCATAGCACCACCCAATAATGCTTGACCGGCGGGTGTTTGCGATAATGCTCCAACAATTTGTTGACCGGTTTGGCGTTGCCAACGGGTATATTGAAGGTTAGCAAGTTCGGCTGCTTGTGTTGCCTGACCACTTGCCAAAAGAGCATTCATGCCCTTATTGATGGAATCAGGGTCATTGACATCCACGTTAGCCAAAACACCAAGTGCTTGACGCTTTGCATTATTTTGTTGAACACTTAATGCAGAATCAGAAGCATCCTTTTGTGCTGTATATGTCGGAACATCCGGAGCAATATTTAAAGCAGTGCCGCCGCCAAATTGAAAATCAGCCATTTTTTAATCCTTACAAACCAAGTGTGGGAGGAGCAGCACCAGCCGGTGTTCCGCCATCTGTAAACGGAATCATTGAACCATCTTCTCCAAGAACACCTCCCGATACTCTTGGTAAAACATTTGGCAATGTATTACTTAAATTCAAATTATTAAAATTCGGCATGTTTGCCAAGACACCTGTTGGTGCCTCATATGGTGTTACAGCATTCATATCCGGTAATTTTACATTTCCATAACTTGATGTAGAAGCGGGATTCAAAAATGAACTTAAAGCCCCAGTCAAACCATTTGTCATACTATTTTGAGCATTGGCACTATTAACTTGCCCTGCCCCATAAGCATTGGCTCCATTATACAAATTACTGGCATATTGTCTTGAAGCATCATTTCCCAACCCGGCTAGTGTCCCAGCGGCAGTTTGGCCAGAATTATTTAAAAACCCAAGTTGTGCCATGTAATTTCCAAGAGCACTACCAGCTTGTCCTTGAGCATAATTATTCAACGCTTTGGCAGTTGCCCCACTTCCATATTGACCGGCGTTTTGAGTAGCAATTGCATTCAATCCCTGATTCAATTGAAATTGATAAGGAGAACTTTTGCGAAACGTATCAAAAGCATTTTGAGCATTTGTATTACCATTCAAACCAAGTAATCCGCCTAATTCATTATTGGCAGATTGGCCTGAAAGAATGAAGGGATTTAGATTACCTTGAGCAGCACCATAAACTTGTTGATTAAAAGCATTCGCATCGGCGGCGGCTTGTTGACCGGCCCCGGCAGTATTTCCTGCCGCACCCATACCCGTAATACCTTTAATAATTGTGCCTGCCGGTCCAATAAAAGGTGCGGCGGCAGATGCCAATCCTGCTGCTGCTGAACCGGCGGCACCGATTCCTCCGACAACGCTTCCAATCGCTGCTGCTGCTGTCCCCGGCATAATTATTCTCCTGATACGGCAAGAATTTCTAATTCATTGTCTTGCCCGATTTGTATGATTGCCGTTCCCATATAAATGGTTGGCGGCGTATTATTTAGGATTTGGACCGGTAAGTATCCGGCAAGCAAAGCCCACTTGTTATACTGCTCAATAGCCTTCGTAATATTACCAGATTTGCATCCCAAAATGGTTGCTCCAACGAACTTATCGTGAACCGCATCATAAGGATGATTAAAATGCCCCAAGGCTGTTTCAATCTTTTCATGAAAATCTTCACCAATTTGTGAAAGATGTTCGCAGTTTAAAACCCAATCTTGATATGTCATTGTAAAGAATTGACCACCAATCATTTGGTTATTCTGAGGGAAGAATTCTTCTCTTCTAAAAGTGGGTTTGAAACCGGCAATATTTGCCCAATTCAAAGCCTTCTTGTTACCATCAGGAACCAATGTTGAAATTTCAACACAATCTGTATTCGTAAACAAAAATCTAAAACCATCTTGCATCAATTGATACATTGGTTTACCTCTCGCTGAAGGCAAAGCCAAAGTATGAGCAACATAATGCCCTTTACCATGATTAACGAGAATGTAGCCACCATCTTGTTCATCAGTCAAAAAGCAATAATTATTGATATTGCTTACGAGATGACCCAAATCAATGACTTCATCATTATATGCAAGCCAAAATCTTACATCTTCATGATTGGCAATTTCGTTGATGATATTTGAATTTAATGTTCTAATCATGAAACCACTTGATATGAAACACTCAAATTAACAACTGCATTGGTTGTGTCAGTTTGTGCTTGAAATGTTTGACCATTGACAAGAGTATGACCACCCATTACTAAACTCAATGTTGCTCCACCAGAAACTGGATATTGATAAACCATAGTAGTAGCATTAGATGTAGAACCGCCAGCCGGAACTCTGAAAACTGAAACGGCATGAGCCACAGAGTCCAAATTACAAACTGTCATTTTTGTCACAGTGATTTGATTCAAGGGAGAAGAATTTGTTAAAACAGTAATTGCTGTATTGGACAATACTGTGTCTTGATTTGATACGCTGGTTGTCATTTCATTCCTTATCTTATAAGGCTACCTTGGTCCAAAGCAGCAAATATTAAACTATTATTATTATGTGTATTTATAGTATCTTCGTATATTGTGAGGTTATTCACAATAGTAACAGAAGTTTCTTCAAAGTTGGTAGCAAAAACGGGTTGAGCAATATTTTCGTCATTTGCATAGATTAAAGGAGTAACAAATTCCAAACTTTCTGCTAATGTCAAAGCAGCCGCAGCATCAGTTTTTGCAGTGCTGACTTCAGATAATGCTTCATTTGCCGTAGCCGTAGCCGTGGCAATTTCACTTTCCAAAATAGTAAGGTCAATGGTTGAATTATTATTACCTAATGCTCTCCAAAAAAGATACCAAGACAGGTTAGGATAACCTTGCGGGTCAAGCAATTTGGTGGTTTTTGTAGGTAAAGTTGCGGATAAAACTATAGAATTAGATGCCATTATAAATATCCTTATGTCTCGTCCAAAACCTAAAATAATAATAACAAATAGTTCTTGTAATTACCCATACGAAGTTCAAATTTTAGATACAGAACAATATGTTTATGTAGTTACTTATAAAGACAAACCCATTTCTTTACGCTATGTTCACCAACTATTAGACAAGACAAGATATCCAAAAACTTGCTTTACAACAAAAGGAACCGGTTTGAATGTTGTTAAAAAATTAAATGAAAAATTTGACGGAAACCTCTTTGATTTAAAGAAAATCAAACTCTAGGCTCATTTAAACTAAGCCCTTCAACTGTAATATTCACAGCATCTGAAATACTGAATTCAAACCATCTTCCGGGTTGTCTAATCAAACCAAGATTTCTCCAAGTTGTCTTATAACGATAAGAAGCAATCGTTCCATAACTTGCAGGATACCATGTTGTCCAAGTTCTTCCGTCATCACTATAACGCATTTTTATAACGGGATTTGGAGTAGCAATTGTGCCAACACCTCTTACATTATGTAAAGACACATTGAAGCACTTGTTATAACCGCCGCTTGTCAAAACATTTCCAGAAACGATAACTTGAACGGGAACACCATCATCTGTATGATTTGTAGTATCAAATTTGAATACTCTTCCATCATTATAAGAACCGCCAAAGATAAAATTACCTTGACCAACGGCTAATGAACATTGAAAAATACCCGGAATTTCTTGTGCTCTTTGTTGAGTTCCCCATTGTGCCCAAGTTTTTGTCTGACAATCATAGGCCCACGATTCATTCAATCCTACAAGATTGATGACATAAAAAATATGTCCGAGAACATTTACAGTAAATGCTGAAATATTCTGAGGTTGTGTTTCAGAATGGAGTCTATCTTCAATAAAAGATGTTGAAATTCTTTCTGGAACTGTTGAAGAACGATAAACTTGTAAATCGTCTCCAATCCAGAACAAAGCATTATCTGCTTTGACTACGGAACCCTGTGACACACATCCTCTTGCATATGTTGCACCTTGAATTTCCTGAAATGGTGCAGTCAAATTACCCGTAAATTGCCACAATTCAGTTGTTCTGTTTTTAAAGAAATAAACAATTTCTGCCAAAACAAAAGATTGAACAATATCATCAGGAGAAACCTGAACCAATGATTCATTGGCTGCGTTTATTATTCCCGGTTCACCAACATTTGAAAAGAAGAATTGATTGGAACCCACAACAGGATAGATGAAAATATTGTAAAGAACAGTTACGCCAGAAAAGGGAACCAATCTTGAAACACCATCATCAAAATATTGTTGCTGAGTAAAGGTTGTCCCATCATAGATATACAATCCTCCTCCTGATACAATTGCCATTTTACCGGAAATTGCAGCAATTTGAGGGGTTTGAGAAAAGGCCACTGTTCCGATTAGATTATTATTTCTATAAACGGATTCTCCGCAAATAGTAAACAAGTCCCCATTGAATAAACCGGGGACTTGATACATTGCAAGGATTGGACTTGTTCCAAAACTGTAAATCTTTGTTAAGCCGGGACGCGCTGTTCTTATATCTTCAGATGGACCAGCAGGAGTAGATTCAACATATGCATTTACAAGCCTTTCAACAGGTAGTTGAAGGGAAGGTTTTGCATAATTTCCCGTAGAAAGTTTAATTTCCATCGGGAATTAAATTACTTCTTTTTCATAGGTGTTGACTCGGAACCCTTTGCACCTTTGGTATTCTTCATGGCAATCTTTGAAGTGGTCTTGCCCATGGATGTGAATCCCGGAACAACCGTTTCGCCAGTTTCGCCTTTATGCTTTTGATTCATCATTGAACGAGGCTCAGATGGAGCAGCTTCATAACCCATGGCAATTGCCTTGTGCTGAGAAACGGCTTTAAGAGAACCTTTTTCAGTCCCCTTGATATCTGTCATCGGATTCTTTGACATTACTTTAGACATTTTCATTTTTTAGTTTCCTTTAAAGAGACAGATTTATTTATGGATAGTATGTTACAGGAGCAACGCTCCAATTACCGGTTTGCAAACAATAGTAAGTTGTTATACTTGGATAAGAAATTGATGCATCTCCCGGTGCCCCTGAAACAGTATCGCTTCCGAAAGGATGCAAAAATGTCCCATAATTATATTGGGGCATCACTGTAACAAATTGATGACCAAAAATTGCAGGAGGAGCATTTACATATGAATTGAAGAAATTGTTTCCTACAATCTGATTAATAGCCCCCAAAACCATAGTTGGAGCACCTGTAGAACTTGCCGTAGCAGTTACAGGCTCCAAAATTGGCATAGTGCCCCCGCCAATGGGTCCACTTGGTGTGGCAAACCCATCAGCAATAACTATTCCCGTGCCAGTATCATTCGTGAAGTTGGTCATTTTTTATTCTTCTTTTTGGTCTTGGGAACACAATTTGGAACGGTTTTACCGTCCTTCTGTTTTGTCCCCTCCATCTTATAATTTTTCCAACAAGGGTCAGATTTTTTCATAGATTAGTTAACATTTGCAGCAGCAAAATAACTTAATCTCCATTCCGGATTTCCCATAATCAACCCCGCGAAAATATTAACAATTGACGCTTGATTCGCGAAAGAAGAAATATCAAAGGTGCTGACTGGGGAACCACTATTATTAAACAGGTCCGAACCGTTGGCGTGCAATATGATAGAATTTAATCCACCCGGTTCAACTGGTAAAATCAATTGTATTAAAGAAGAAGCCGTGATTTTTGGTAGATATATATCCAAAGTATCAGTTCTTTGTGCAATAAACAAAATATCTGAGTTTACAGCAGTATAAGTGTCTACTGTGGATGCAATATCTTTAATTGCCGAAACTGACAACGGGCCAGCAGGAGTTGCGAAGCCATCGGCTACGACGATGCCAGTCCCGTTTTGATTAGAAAAATTAGTCATGAGTATATGCTCCCCACATTCCGAGGCAAATTGAACGCAAGCTCAATACTTTTCCCGAAGGAATAGCAATGCTGGCCGGTTCGCTTTGGCTATAATTGATTTCATCTGTTGATGTTGTTGCCATAACAGTATGACCACTCTTGTTACGAATGTTCATAATCATGTCGGGGCTTGTGATAGCGGGCAATACAACCGATGCTCCGACAATACTATCTTCAATGACAGTATCCAAGTCAAATGCAATGACGGTTGAATTCCCAGTCAAGTCTAAATTTTGCATAATGTTTATTATCCTCCGAGGTATGGGATATTTATCCCAGCGTCTATTATTTTGGTATATGAAACACAGCACTGAAATGTGCTATAATCCAATTCATTAAAACTACAAATCCACCAGCAACAACACCCCAAAGTGTTGTTATCCAATATTGATGCGTGATTTTGGCACCATTATTTTCTGCGTTTTTTTTTTCAATTTCCTCAACACGGGACTTCAAGGCTTCATGATTTGTATGCACTTCTGCAAAAGTCTTTTCATTTTGCGTTCTATGCGATTCAAAAGTTTGTCTCAAATGAATATTCTGCTCATTTTGCAAAGTATTCATTGCCTGAAGTTCTGTTTTTAATTCCTGATGATTAGCGTCTAACTTTACTCCGAGCAAAGCGATTTGGGTCTCAATGGAATGATTTTGCCCAGTAGTAGTCATGATGTTATCCAATCCAAGTAATTGTAATTTGTGGGGAGCCTCCCGATACAGCATTTCCCGCATAAGGTTGGCCCGATGCTCCGCCTCCGGGAGATTGACCAGCATTGGCCACAGTTGCATTTGAAGAACCAATGCCTCCCAATGCTCCCCCGCCAGAATTTCCACCCGAGCCTTGAGTTGTTGTTGAATTTGCAGTTCCACTTGAACCCGCAACCCCAATAGTGTATGTTCCCGAAACAGTTCCGCCCGCTCCTCCTGCGTTTCCGACATAAGGAGTTTGACCCGCGTTGGCTTGGAATATAGCAGTATCTGTCAAAACATTACCGTAGAATGCAGAATAACCCTCTGAGACAGCATATGAAGAAGTTGGCGGTGTAAAGTTTGAAGTATATCTTGCAACATCCTTTGTGATACGGAAATCATTCATATATCCGCCCCAACAATAAATGTTATTAAGTGCAGGACCAAATTGATTGTTGCCAAGCCAAAGTTGCGTAGATGCACTCAAAACAGAATTTGAAGCAAAGGTTGTGTCAGTCCCTTGAGCCACACCATCAAGATAGAGTGTGTTTACTCCTGATTTTCTAACCCATGCATAATGGTGCCATGTATTAAATGAAAGGGCTGCTCCGGTAATGCTTGCACTACCTAATGTCAAAACAACCCCACCACCATTTCTAACAATCTGAACTTGGTTTGGGTCAGCAGGGCCAATACCCGCCGTGCTTCCCATAATGATTTGTTGACCCGAAGCCGAAGCAGTCCATGCCCAGAATTCAATAGTCAAATCTCCGGTCATGGGAACAACCGGACTAATCTGCCACCAGTTTCCATATCCAGAAGATGAACCCTGCGCTCCCGCAAGATAACCAGCCTGTGTTCCCCACTTTGTTACTGAATTCTGAATATAACCATCATTCACGCCCCCGGCAGAACCGATGGTGACCGTATTCATGGCTCCCCAAATAACTTTTGGCGGATTTGCTCTTGAATTAATAGGCGGACCTGTGAAAGGAATCAAACATGTTACTTTGTTATAATAAGGGTCTTGTTGTGCCTGATACAATGCAAAATTATATCCTTGACCAGCATTCACGGCAATATTTGAGATGACTACACCACCTCCGCCACCCCCGGAACCGGCACTATTAGAAATAGCATTTGCAAAGCCAGAGTTTCCTCCTGCTCCCCACAATTCAATGCTGGCATATTTTGCTCCCGCAGGAGCCGTAACGGATTGATAACCAATTGCATTTGATGTAAATGGTGTCAAAGATGGAGGCGGGTCTGAATACCAATTGACTTGAATTTGTGGATATCCTCCCACAACGGCATTTCCATTGACAGGTTGTCCCGAAGAACCTCCTCCCGGATTTGCTCCTGCATTCGCATTGGCAGTTCCATTGGCAATACCACCCAAAGCGCCCCCGCCACTATTACCGCCATTACCCGGAGTTGTTCCAGCATAGGATGTTCCATTGCTTCCTACAGCACTGTAAGTGATACCGTTGCCAATAACACCCCCGCCAGCGCCCCCAGATGCTCCCACACCGGGAAGAACGCCCGCGTTGGCCTGAGCAACCGAAACGCTTGTTGAGGTGCCATACCATGCGCTATAGCCCGCAATTTGAGAATATGAAGAGGTGTTGACAGTGAAGTTTGCGGTATAGCGAGCAACACTTGTCACTCGCATATCCTGATAGTATCCTGTGAACTGATACAAACCAGTATATTCGTAGCCTGAAATCCAAAGTTTAATAGAAACTGGATTATTAATATTATAGCAACTCAAGGCAGTTCCAGTATATGCGGATGAAGTTGCTTGTAAAACACCATCCAACCATAAGGAACTAACTCCACTCTTACGAGTCCAAGCCACATGGTGCCAAGTATTATATGTTACGGAACCTCCAACAAGGAAACTTCCCGCAGGATTTCCAACTGTCAAAACGCCATTATTCAACCAGAAAAGAAACTGAGCAGGATTGCTTCCGCCTCCATTACAAACTGGTCCAAGATAATTTGAGAAAATGAACTGATTTGTTGCTCCCGCCATGGGATAGATGAACAATTCAAATGTAAAATCTCCGGAAAGAGATGAACCGGGAGTAATTTGCCACGATGCGGAATTTGAACCGCCATTTGTATAACAAGCAGTTGTTCCCCATTTTGTAACAGTATTCTCACAATAACCGTCTGTTCCAGAACCCGTTCCTGCGTGAGTTAAAGTCACGGTGGACATGCTTCCTTCAATAACTTGAGGAACGCTTCCTACCGTTCCCGAAAATGGGAGAAGCATTGTGACATTAGCAGCATAAGGGTCATAATAAGGCTGATACAAAGCATAATTATATGTCGTATTTGGCGAAACCGAAGTATTGTCAATGATTAGGTAACCTCCGCCCCCGCCTCCCGAACCGGCCACAGTGGAATTAGCAGCGCCGGAACCGGCTCCGCTTCCCCATAATTGAATTGTTCCATAATTAGCAAATGCCGGGGAAGTTATTGAATAAAATCCCGTGGCATTTGCTATGTATACTGAACTTCCTTTGGGGACCGAGGATGCTAATGAGGTTCCCGCAAGAAGCGAACGACGGCTTCCCGTGAGTCTCATATTAATCTCTCAATACAGAAAGGGTTACATATAGGTCTGAAGTTGATGTATAAGTTGGCCCGGTTGTGCATGTCACAATGGCATACAAACTTGTTCCGCCTGAAGAATAAACCGTTTGCCCAATATTATCCAAAACATTGATTGTCATAGTTCCAAGGCCACTATCTGCGGCCCCTAATGTGAATACTCCAACCAAATATGGCAAATCGGCGGCATTAATCGCCGGGGCACTCTTGTCAGTCCATGTTGTGTTTGAAGGGTTATTATTGAAAACATAAACCTTGTAACCTGTGGTTTGAACAGATTTTGACACGATTGAAATGGATTGTAGAACACCAGACTGTGTAGGCGAACGAAGAATACCCGAGAATGTCAATTTTCCGCCCACGACATTGTTTGCAGTATATGCAGAACCTGAAGTGTTTGTAGGATTGACTTGAACTTGAGCCGAAGATGAATAAGTTGAAACATTCAACAATGCCGAATTTGATTGAACAATCGTAGCATTCAAATTTGCAGCAGTGGATTGCGAAACAGAAACTGCTCCCGTAACAGTGGCTTGAAGAGCCGCAGCATTTCCCTGAGTAACTGCAATTGAAGAACCTGAGAAAGTTGCTTGAATTGGCACACTATTAGTAACTTGAACTGCGAATGTTCCTGAATTTACTACTGTAGCATTGAACAAAGCCGCGTTAGACTGTGTTGCCCCAAAACTTGTATTCAAAATTGAACCAATGCTTGCAGTAGAATTTGCCAAGGAAACTGAATTTCCAAGAGTTGCAGTCAAAGGAATAGACGAGGTAATCTGGACTGGGAATGTTCCCGTTCCGACCACAGTCGCATTCAAATTAGCAGCATTTGATTGAGAAACAGTTGTTTGCAAAGCCAAAGCATTGCTTTGAGTTACAGGATGACTTACACTGTTTGTAACTTGAACCGCAAAAGTTCCTGTGCCCACGACTGTAGAATTCAATAGAGCCGCATTGGATTGAGTTGTCTGAATACTTGAGCCTGAGAATGTAGCCTGAATTGGAACAGAATTTGTTACTTGAACAGCAAAAGTTCCATTATTAGTTACTTGAGATTGAAGTGCAGCAGCATTTGACTGAGTGACATTGATTGATGTTCCCGAGAAAGTGGCTGTAATCGGGACACTGTTCGTCACTTGCACGTTAAAAGTGCCGCCATTTGTTACCGACAAAGGAACAGAATTTGAAATCTGGACTTTGTTTGGGAAACTACCATCCGAAACAGGAGTCATCTGCAAGTTTGCAGCCGTAGGCTGAGTTACATTGAATTGACTGTTTGTAATGCTTCCGATAGCATTTGAACCCGCTGGAAGAGAACTTACAACGACGGTTTCAGTAATTGGAAGATTTGTAATCGCCACATTACCAATGAAATTATTACCAGCAGGAAGTGAACCAGAAATTCCAAAAGATGTGTTTGTAATACCTCCGATGACATTTGTTCCCGCAGGGATTGAGCCTGTCAAAGCAGCATTTACAGAAGGCGTTCCTACAATGTTTACAGAACCAATTGTGTTGGCACCTGTAGGAAGAGGGCTTGCCAAATTGACATTACCAATTGTATTTGAGCCTGTTGGAAGAGCAGAATTCAAAGTCACGGTGAACGATGAATTTTGCATATTGACCTTTAAAGCTCCATGTTGGTCTGCTTGAAGGGGATTGGATGTTCCATTTGCGAAATTCTGCTGGGCGGCGTTTGCGGTGGCTGCTGTTGTGGAGGTGATGGTCCCAGACACAACATTGACCTTAAGATTTCCGCCAAGGTCCGTATATAATTGAGTTGATGTTCCATTTGAAAAATTCTGCGAAGCGGCATTAGCGATAGCATTAGCAGTTACAGTAATAGAACCGCCAAATGTGGCAGTTGTAACGATAGGATTTGAAGTTGTTCCAACCGGTGTTCCATGAACATCAACAAGAATCTGAGCCGGAACTTCCGAAACAGATGTGTTAATAGGCGGATTAAGAGGACTCTGAGGAAGAGCTTCTGTGGTGGTGTTTACCAAGAAAACGGCAGCATAGTAGCCAGAACCATTTCGTTCTTGATATAATTGTCCGATATTAGATGTGGCCATGATGGTTCCTTAAATTTTGTATTATTTATAGAATCCTGACCGACGCTTTCCATATGGAAGATAGAAAAGACTTGTAGGACGGTCAAAATTCTTGAGTTTATCGTAAAATGTAACAGCACGTTCTGTAATTCTCTGGGCTGTAGCCGGGTCAGTCATTCCAAGACCATTTTCATCCATCAAACGGTCTGCCAAATTATACAAAACAGCTTGTTGTGCCCAAATAGGGACATCAATAACGTCAGTTGGTAAAATAACATCTTGAACAGAACGAGCCACAGTGCAATTAATTGTTCCGCCAGCATTCAAAAGCGGCCAAATATACAAATTACTACCCGAAACTTGTCTATCAAACATGAAAGTGAACGGAGAACCGCCAGATTGTTGTTTATTTGGATAATTTGTATACTGGTCATACGTCATACGACCTAAAGGACGCTCATAAAAGTTTGGAGCAGGAGTTTGAACCCATCTTGCTTCAGAAACATCCAAAACAAGCGGAGAAATTGGAATAGGATTACCAAAATAACCTTGATTTGACCCAACATTTAGACTAATTTGGGTTTCTCTCCACAAATTAGTGCCGTCCATTTGCCAATCCTTCAACATCAAATTCAATGATTGAATGGCACGATTATATTGGTCATCATCTGGAACAGTTCCATAACCATTCAATGAACCAATAAGTTGCATCGCTCTGGTAATCATTTCACCAGCATTCAAAGAATAAGTTGTAGAATTGCTCATTGACATTTTTTAAGTAATTCCTCTAAAGTCGCAATAGCTCTTTGTAATGCTTGAATTTCTACGCCCATATCGTGTATACCGTGGGCATCTTTATTCTCAATAAAGAAATTTGCTGTGCTCCAACAAACCTCTTCTCTCTTATGTAATTTATCAATAAGCGCATTTATTGTATCACGCATACCCAACCTCCTGTTGGTTGTGGAGTAGGACTATATATCGGAGTCAAAACTTCAATAACATTGCACGCAACTCTTGCATTGCCCACACTTGTCAATGCTGTCAAAGCCTCAATAAATGTGGCCGAAACAACTGCATCGGGACTCGGACCCAAATTTGTCAAACTTTCAACCATTGCCGAATCAACAACAATATTGGCTATTGGAGAAACATCAAATGTTTGACTAACCCCCGCATTCCAAGTCGCCGGATACCAGTTGGCCACAGTTGTAAAATTTGTTCCATCATCTGAATATTGTAAATCAAATAATCTCAAACCTTGAGTATTTGCCAAATAATCCGGACGAGGAAAAATGACTAATTCAATAACATCTACCGGAGAAGGGAATTGATATTGAATCCAAACATTTAAAGAATCTCCATTTGATGACCAAAAGTCACTTGGATTTCCTGTAAAACAATTTGCAGCAACATATCCCCCATACGTGGAATTAGCAGATGCAGTTCCGCCTGTGCACTGATTGGCTCCGCCAATAGCATTCGCCATGCTGATTTGACCTAAAGCCAAACCTCCACTATCGGTTACACTAAGAATTCGCCAATATGTATGAGCCATTAGCTAATAACCTTTTGACCAATCTCCAAAGCATTTACGGTATCTTTGGTCCACGCGGAAGATGTTGCCGGGTTCTGGTCATAGATATTTGTGTAATACAAATAACTGTTTGTCACAGCATATGTTGTTCCAACTGTTGTGGTAGAACCCGATTTCATGACAGGAGCAATAGTTTTGGTGGCCGAATTATCTTTAGCCGCGCAAACACGAATTTGAACACAAGAAACTGTTGAAGGACTATTTGCCAAAGGAGCAACGGTATACAAATCCTGATATCCTGCTACACTTGCAAAAACATTTGCAGTTGGAGAAGCAGGGACCGGTAAAGTGTCAATCAAATTATAATTTGTTGAACCTGTTGAGGGGGTAAATTGGACCGCAACATCTGAAGTCACAACTTGAGTTTGAACACGTCTTTCTCCATATCTCGTGGCAACGTTTGACACATAAACATCATCAAAAGAATGGTTTGTTGAGTGACTGGTATCTTGTGCCCCAAACAATCCAAGTCCAATGCTTGTAATGGTTCCCGAACCTGTGTTACCTGTGAATGATGCTTGCAATAATCCATCAACATAAAGATTTGCATATCCTGACGAGCCAATGCTGACTTCAAGTTCAAGATAATGCCAAGAACCCACTGAAATAAAGTTTGGAGCGGTTGCTAAAGTTGTGCTTCCAGAATATATGTAATATTGTTGATTGGAATTCATTCCCACGCCAATATTGGCAGAAGAAAATTGGAAGGAATAATCAACTGTTCCCGTAATGAATTGATTCATACGAGTGGCAAATCCAATGGTGTATGTTGAAGTTGCAGCAACACCCTTTTGAAAATATCCGTTATTTCCGTTCACATAACCATTTGCTGTGACACATTGCCCTCCAAATCTTCCGGGGCTTGCAATTTGCAAATTGCCATAACCGTTGTAAACAGACCAATAGGCTTGTAGACCATTTGAACTGTCAGAAACGTTGGGATAACAATCAAATCCATCAATGAATAGAGTAGACATTATTTCGCTCCCTTAAATGTTAGGGCCACGGTTTGAGCATTGGAAACTGTATTGGTTATGACTTTCAACTCATCTCCGGATGTATAAGAAATCGTGGAGGGGAAAGTCGGAGAACCCGTTACAGAACCATTTGCAAAAACAATAAAGCCAACGTTGGTATTATTTTTATTCAAAGTTAGAGTAATATCTGCATTCGGAGCATTTTGAAGGGTAAAATGAGAACCCGGAAGACCCGATGGCAGAGAAAATGATGTTGCGGTATTGAATACAAAAAGTGTTTGAGAAGAGGGAAGCAAACCGGTGAAGCCCATTGCAATATCATATGTATTGCTGACCACGGCATTCCCAAAATTCATGTATTGTGCTTGAATGGAATATGTTTGACCACCATTTGCAATTCTCTCAATTATGAAAGTATCAGTTGGAAGAAGATATGTGGTGGGTGTGTAACTTGTAAAAATTCCCATAATATTCCTTAATTATTATTTGGAGCAGGAACAACACCCGTAATAAATGTGATGTCATCTTCCAAGATATTGGCCCCATACTCTTGAGGAGATTGTAAAATATTACGAGGAGATAAACCCCCCGGAGGAATGGTTTGCCCATTCTCACTTTGGTTATTTGGATTCAAACCTATAGTTCCAATCTTACCATCCAGATATGTAATATCTTGCAAACGGTCTCCATTATCCTGTTGCGGTCTTGCATCAGGGAATGGAACACCTTCTGGTGGAAGATTTAGAGGTAACATTTGAGGAGGTCTTGGGTCGTAGCATTTTCTATCTACACGAAGATTATTCCAAGTTGTGAGCATTTTGCTTCTACGGAATGTTCCGGCACAAATATCACAACAAAAATAAGCATCCCCAGACTGATAAGTGTCAGAGAAAAAGGAGGGATTCATATTGTAAGCCATTATAAATCCCTCCTATTCTACAAGTATATTTATGAAATAAAGCAGATTCTTACGAACCAGCATTACCCCAACCGGCACGCCAGTCAGCAACGGTAGGTGCGAAACGGGCAGTTGAACGGCACTTCATGTTTTGAGTATCAAACTCATTATCGCGCTCCAAAGTAGGCTCACGACGCCAGATGGACAAGAAGCCCTTGTCTTCTGGGATATTTGTTTGGATATACCAAGCAGCGGAACCCATACCGAAATAAGGGTTGACCAATGCACCTTCAGGAAGAAGGTTCAAATTTTTGATTGAGTTGATATCGTTGTTTGCAGAACCAGTGCGAAGCTGTGAAGCCAAGATACGGTTAGCATTGAAAACGTTAGCAGAAGAAACAATCAACTTCTTTGCTTGCAAAGAAATGTTCAATCCGCGTGAGTTCTTTGTTTGATAGATGGAAATCAAACCATCTTCCAAAGATGCTTCCGAAAGGTTTGAATAAACCAAAGGAACGTTTGACTGAAGACCCGACTTTGTTGGGTGCGATGCACTGAACAAAGGTTGATTATCACCATAAAGAACTGTGTTGGAGAAACCATTCAAGAAAAGATTAGCATGTTCAATTTCAATGGTAGTATGCATTGAGAATGCCAAAGAATCGGCACGAGACATTGCAATTTCTTCATAAAGATTATCTTCAAGTTCTTCTTGAGTTACTTGGAAACCAAGACCGATTACTGAAGGAGTCACCTTTGTTACATAGTCTTCCGCGTCAGAGTCGTAAGTAACTGGGCTAGATTCAGTTTTAACGCGAGCCAAGCCGAAGCCAGACGATGCGACAAGGTATTCAGTTTGAAGTGAACCATCTACTGTTTCAAAGATTTGAGTATAGATATCTGGAAACTTGTCATATGACAAACCCCAAGATGTAAGAATACCCGGATACAAGAAATCAGGATGATTTGCGCGTGTAATTACAGCAGCCATTTGTTATTATCCTTTTCTATTAAATGCCAACATAAGCAGATGTCTCAGTTGAAGTATTCAACTTGACAAGATACTTTGCGTATGGTTGAGTTGGGTCATTATTAACAGCGTAAGGGTCTAATGCTGTGATAGTGACTGTTTGTTGCGAACCAGAAGCAACCGAGTTTGCATTCAAAGTGAAAGCAGAACCAGTGATTGGGTTACCAGCAGTAGCAGCAACCAAAGTTGCAGACTTGCCAATAGCCGAAGCCGGAAGAACGTCTGTATTAGAAACTTGGATTGAATATTGAGTCTGTGGGTCTGAAGACACAAGAACATACCAATCTTGAGTTGTGGAAGCAGGACGGAAAACTGGTCCGACTGGCAAGCCACGAAGAGTTGGGGTCACAGCCGAGTTTGCAGCAGTAGCACCAACGAAGCCAACAACGGCTCCTGTGACGGCTGCACCGGTTGCTAGAGTGACGCCTTGAACGCCTTGACCGGATACGTTGGTTGTGCGAACAACTGGGTCTCCAACATAATATGCGTTAGTATCTGAAGCGGGGATATAGAATCGAACCAAACTTGCACGGAAAACTGATTCACCGTTCATCTGAATTGGATTCAACCCGCCCAATGTATTTTGATTTGCCATTTTTATCGGCTCCTTTTAACGGTTTGGGTTGCGAGGGGTTCAGTTTTAGTAGCCTGATTACCCTCTACTGAATAAACGCCTTTTCCATCACCAACCGATGATGAATCAACGTTAGGTAGACTAGATGGGTCTACATTCGTTAGAATTCCTTTCATTCTATCTGAACGTTCTTTTACTTGAACTGCTTGGTCATAGTCCCAAACGGCTTTAGGAATTTTCATCAAGTATGTGTATTGCTTCTGATTTTCTTCATCTTTACCACAATATTCACGAACTCTTGAAGAACTCTCTCCATTATTATCGTAAGTCTTGTAATTATGAATTTCAGAAGTTTCTACGAATTCATATCCACGTTCCAAGGCTTTTGGAATATTATTCTTCTCATCATTCTGATAACAGTAAACATAATTTTCTGTATCAAGTTGGTCAGCCGAATATTTGTCCAAACGCTTTGTTCCAAAATGGTCTAGCGAATGCGGGTCTCTATTTTTACGTAGAGCCATCAATTCTGCGGTTCTTGCCTTAACGGCATCTAATTTTGTCGTCATTTTTTATAGTCCCTTTGGTTTCTGATAACTTTTTGCCAACATTTCTTGTGCTTCAGCGAGAGGCATTTTATACTTCTTCGCGAACTTATTGGCCAAGTTAGTCAAGTTTTGCTTTTCAATAGGCTTCAAAGAAGCCCATGCTGTAACTGGTTTAGGATTCGGTGCACTATTTCTATTGCCACCTTGAACAACCGGAGGAGCACTTGTAGGTTCTGCAACTATTCTCTTGAATAAATGAGGAAATTGCTTCTTTACAGCTTGTTCTGCACGCTCTAATTGAATATGTGTTGGCATCCCCTTCGCTGCTTCAAGGTTGGAAATTTCTTTCGCGTAACCTATTGCAGCCAAATATTTTGGTTCTTTTGAAGTAAACCAAGGATTTGATTGTTGCCACTTCATAACTTGAACCGCATCATCTGAACGGGTCATTTTACTTGCAGCAAGTTTCGCCAATTCTTTGTTACCAGATTCAATAGCAGCAAGCATTTCTGCCTCTGCTTCCATTCTGGCTCGCTTATGAGCCTCTTCCATGGCTTCAGCCGCAGCTTGTGCCATTTTTTCAGATTGCTCTTCCAAAGATTTGATGCGAGTAGGGATTTTTTCTAGAAACTTGTCCGCTGGCTCCCAAGCCTGTTCATCGCGAGACCATTCATTTTTCGGAACCCAGCCAAGTTGTTTTGCAACTTTACTAACAGGGTCTGAATTATCATTCTCCTCGGAATAATAATCTTCATTCTCATCCTTGTGAGAATCGTTATTCGTATTTATATCAGTTGAAGAATTGTCTTCCAAAGTAATCTTCGCAAGATACTTCTGACGCATTGCCTCTTCAGCATCTTTTGTTGCTTGTGAACGAGCCATTAATGTAACCCTCCGTCGCGCTTGTTAAATGCTGCAATTTTTTCCATATCATAAACACCAATAATATCCTTATCCAACATGATGCGATAAGTTCTACCATCAATATCAATATGCTCTCCACCAGCATAACGTGCAAATCTTACAATATCTCCAATCTTGGGTTCTTGACCCTCAATGCAAATACTTTCAAATGCTAATGGAGCCTTTGCAACCAACCGTCCAATTTGATAACGGTCTCCCATTGATTCTTTAGTTGAATCTGCCAATAGAATTCCGCCTTTGGATTCTTTTGGTGCAACCGCAGGTGCAATGATGATTTTAAATTCTTGGGGTTTCAAAGTCACATAACATTCTTCTAATGATGGGACTTGTGACAAAGCTACTTCGTCAATATGTCCATAATTATCTACTTTTGAGTTTGTGCTCATAGGTTTCCTTTTTTGTTTGTAAAAATAACCTATACATCTCTTCGCGAATTCTTAACTCTTGAAGTATTCTGTATAAGAGTTCATGGTCAATAGCCTTGCTACTATTCCATGAATAATTATCCCATTCTTTTCTCTGTTCATCAGCCATCATCTTATAATAAGCCGCAACAAAGATTGTAACAGGATTGCGAGTCCACGATGCAAAGTCCTCATCACTTGGAATTGGAACTTCACCTTTTATAGAGGTTAGTGGTAATGCCTCTTTATACTCTTCAGCCTCTGTCATTATTGACCAAGACCTTGAGGATTAGCAGCTTCATTCAATGATGGGTCATTATTGTCCATCATCTCAGCCTGATTTAATGATTTCTCTAAAGGAGAATGTCTGATATGGTCCGCCTCACGATGCAAAGCAATACTGTCCACAGCACTTAATCCAATCTCTCTTTGAGCCTTTGCTTGGTCAAGAATAACACCAGCCTTAACTTCATTTATCTTAGCAACTTTAAGTGCAGCAGATGCTTGTAAATCTTGTGCACGAGCCTGAACTTCTTGAGCCTTAACTTGCATTTCTGCCTGTGCAGCAGGATTAGGCGGAATATCTGCAATGAATCTATCAGGACGGTCTACATCCCATGCTTGCATAGCCTCTTTGGCCAATTCAGCAGCAGGACCGGGCTGAGTCATACCCGCAGCTTGCCCAACAGCACTCTCTGCAAATTGTGTCAAAGCCTGTATTCTTGCAGTCTTTTGCATACTTGTTACAGCAGTTGGGTCAGCAACCGGTGCAATGCTTGTAGAATCATCTGCAAAGTCTGCATCAAAGTCTCCACCAGTCAATTCAGCGTATTCTTGACGCTCTCTATCTGTTGCCCACTTTTGTAAACAATCATATATCATTTTGAATTCTTCCTTGAATCCACGATATACTCTCTTGTAAATTGCAGTAAATTGTGTCAAAGCCTGTTGTTGAACAGCAAAAGTTGTCCCAACAGGAGCCGTCGTAGCCGTATCACCTGTCATGACATCCTTGATACCAGTAATATCTTTTGCACTTTCAATTAACATTTGAGTCAATTGCATAGTAACTTCAGAAGCATTAGGGACGGTCATAGGGACGATTGCATCCTTTAATGAAGTTCCACCTGTGGTTTGAGCAAATAGCCACTCACCGGGTCTCTGTGTCAACGCACCGGCCTGTCCTGTGCCCATGAAGCGAACATCTCCACCAATAAAGCCTCCACCGGCCACTTGCATGGTTCCAGCATCAATCAATTGATTAATACTTGTATCAATACTTGAAGTCATTGGAGCCAATAATTTGGCATAACCACTTCCATAAAATGAACCTTGAGGGTCTGGCATGAATTGAAAAGCAACAAATGCATTCCATTTTTTAATCATACCAATACGATTCAACTTATTGTTGACAATAATATCTTCTTTAGTAAATGTTGGTTCAATTCTTAAAACAATCTTTGATTGTGTATCTACCGTAACAAGATACGGCTCAGACAATCCATCATTGTCCAAATCAATCATTCTAAACTGTTCAATAATCTCTCTTGGAGATTCTTCATCCTGATTGACATTGCCCATATTAGGTAATTCAACATAACGGAATCTATCAGTCAATTGTGCCTGAAGTATTTCATAAGGATACATTGTATAATCCTGAGTAATACGAGGACAAGTATTCATGGACTTTGTATCTTTATGAACAGTCAAATGCATTGGAGAAATATATTCACTTCTCAATCCATCCGGACTCATGTAAACCTTCTTGAAAGCAATTCCAGTAATAGGAATTTGATTTAACAATAAATCTGTATCACTTTCCCATTCACCTTGAGTTTTATAAAACAAATACCAATTCAAATAATCAGCAACTCTTTTACCACGAGCATTCTTTGCCTGTGCTTGCAATTCTTCCATCTGCTCTTGCTTCTGAATAACTTGCATTTGATTCTGCATATATGCTTGAAACATTTGTTGTTGAGCAGGGTCTTGAGGAGGCTCAGTCAATTTTAACAAATCCATTGGGTCAGGACTCTTTGAAGGTTTCTCAAAAACCTTCACCTGAACAGTATCACCATCTCTTACGAGTTCTGGATATACTCTTGCATTAAAATGTTGAGCAGCCTGAATGAGTAATGGTAAATGAACATCTGAACAACCTTCAAATGGAAAATTGGATTCAGAATCATTAGTATCCTTGCCAGTATCTTGCGAGGCAAGTTTCAAACCATCCGCTGCCATGGTTCTCCACTTTGTAATAGAACCCTTATCTTGTTCCCATTCTCTGACAGCCTTCATACCAATATCATCAAGTATAGAATCCTCAATAAGATGAGTAATATCACCCTTGGCATCAATATATTCATGTAATTGTTTTACAGATTCAAGTAATTCTTTTTGAGAATGTTCTGAATCACCCATTCTATCAGTCCATTTGTCCCAATCATTATTAAGGGTATCGGGGATGGAAGCCAATGCTCCTACTGTAGGACGAGAATCTACTACAACAAATTCTTTATTATTCTTGGTCATAATTGGCTTCCAAATGCTTGATTAATGATTTTGTATTACTCAAAAATACTTCAAATTGTTGAAGCATATTCTCAGGGATGACAGTCTTATTTAACTTGTAATAAGCATAGTCTTCCCTCATATCCTTGGTGGAATACTTTGAAATATGCTCAAATACTTGCTTTTCATTATCCGGTATCATGCTCAAAGCAAACAATCCCACAATGAATCCATTTGATTCTTTCATATCAATATCCTGTCATACTGTTCTTAGGTTTGCCTCTAGTGATTGCAACCGGTGAATTATTGAAACTCATCATACTTTCAATAGGAACTGCAAAACATAATGCAGCAGCGTCTCCGAGGTCTGGGGAACGCTTTAATCTCTCTTGTATCTTATCCTTGCTTTCCAATTGTAAGGAACCATTGGTTGTAAAGGATGTCTTGCCATTTCCCCATTCTGGTGCACAAATATCTGCTTGCAATGTATCATCATCAGGTATTTGAACAGGCATATCCTGATTGAACCATTCAAGCATTTCACCATACATTTCGGCTCTCTTATTAGCATACTTGGGAGAACCATCCGGATTCCTGATAGAACTTTTGGTTGCAAAATTTACTGCATTGATACAATGACCATGGCCCCATGCTAATAGATTATCATATACTCCTGCTCCCACTCCGGTTACGTCAATATTAACCATCTTAGGATTCCAATCTCTTATAAGTTGTGCAACATATTGTGACACATATTCTGTAGAACCTTCTGGGTCAAGTCTTATACAAATCTCTTTACCCATTCTTCTACCGCGTCTACTAATAATGCCTGTCTTATCTTTATTTCTACTAGGGTCTACTCCAATAATGAGCGGACCATTAGGTAAAACTTCCTCTTCAGGTTTTCTTGCTTTTGCAACCAAATGTGGAGGAATGTAACTATTACCACTTGAAACAAATGCTTCAGCCAATGTGCATGGATACTCTTGTCTAAATGTCCAGCATGGTTCATCATATGATGCTCCAATACTTGCGGCCATGATTGCATTCTTTTCAAATGCCCAGTATAGTTGAGCATAGTTTAATTGAAATTGTGCACCATAATCTTGCCAAGCATGAGGAATATTATTATGCCAACCTTTTGGAGGAACTGTTGCATAACCTTCATACCAGAACCATGGCATAAAGATAACTTCAAAGTTGTTCTTATTATCAATTGCCGACATGGTTAAATCATAGAATAGATTACCCATACCATTTGCAGTTGATTCAATAATGATTTCAGTGCCGGGGTCATCACCAACGGTTTGCATCAATGCTGAAACATGGCTTGCACCATTTTCCCAGAATGCAACTTCTGATAGATGCAAGTATTGGTTGTTCATGCCTCTACCAACTTCTTTTGCTCCTGCGGTTCCAATTTTGTATGAACCTTTATTCTCCATGAATTTTAATTCTTTAGCATTACTTGTATCAATTGTTGGTTTGCCAATAACTGAATGACACTCTGCAAAATTCTTTGTCATGCTGAATAGAGCATTAGTAGAATCTGAAGCATGAGTCATGATGAATGCTTGAGGAGAGGATTGTTGTGAAGCATAACAAATTTTATGATAGAATCGTCCTTGAATGTATGTTGAACATCCTACTTGACGAGCCTTTAAAATAATGGCTCTTACTTTACCAGTTCTTTTTCTTTGTGCTTCTAATCTTTCATGCACAAACATTTGCGAACGATTCAAATCAAATGCTACAAGCTTGCCTGACTTATCCTTTACTTGCAAAGCATTCCTTGCAAAATATGGAAAATCAAACTTGAGTTTCTTTAATATTTCAAGATTAGGAGGATTGTTCATTATATACTTTGGCTAATTCTTCTTGATTACTTAAACAATACTTTGGTGCAACTTTAGATGGTAGAGTCCCATAGAGTCCCTTATACTCTGCTAACTCTCGTTGAAGTTGTATTGCATATTGTTTCAATGATGAAACATTAAGTTTAATATCTTTGGGCAAAGTATTATTATTCATCGTTACTATTACCATTTGAATTATTATTTGAAATAGTTATTGGAGTATCTTCTTCCAAATCCATAATGGTTTTGAGAACTTGTAGATTAACATTGTTTTCAGTTTGTGTTTTATCAGTTTGGCCAAGATATTGTTTACCAAGCCAGATAGCCATTTGAACAGAATTTTGTTCAATAGCCATTTGAAATTGTTTATGACGCAATGAAAGTCTTCCAGCAGACTTTCCTCTTTCCATTGCATGTTGAACTTCTGGATATTTGTTTTTAAAAGTAATCCAAGTATTCTCTGTAACCCCAAGAATATTATAGATTTCCTGTTCAGTAGAATGAAGTTTACACATCATTTCTATATCATCTAAAGTATCTTTGTCAGGAGTAATTTCTAATGGACGATTAGTGGGATTTAAGATTCCCTCAATTGCTTTTTCATCGTTCAAGACATAAATTTTGTTAACATACGTCGTATGTTTTCTCTTAACTCTTGAAACATAAGGCTTTTTTACCTTATCCTCATTTTCATCTGACATAAAAATACCTTGATTTTTTTGTGTGTAGGGTATTTAGTATGTTGGTAGTATTTTGATAAATAAAATCATGAAAACAGATTGTAGAAATTGTAAAGTTGAGAAGACTTTGGAGAACACTTATTTCAATGTTACCAAGGGATATTTTAGCACATATTGTCGTGTATGTGAGGCTGAAAGGTCTAGGCAGCGTTATGCATCAGACCCTGTTAAACGTCAGAAGCAGATTGAATACAGTGCTGCTTATCAGAGCAAGATGTATCATGGTAACGAGGAATTCAAGAAGCGGCATCGTGCTTTGACGAGGAAAAATTGGAAAGAGTATTATGACAACATGACTCAGGAAGAGTATGATGCTCATAAGGCTTATCACAATGAGTATCAGAAATTTCGTCGTGCAACGGATGAAAATTATCGTAAGCAGTATAATGCGCGAGCAAGGACTTCATATCACCGCTGTAAGGCGCGTAGAGAGGGCGTGGAGCCTAAAGAATAGTTTTAGCGTAAGTTATACAGTTTAAGCATTGTGACTTGCACTGGGTCATCTGAGAAGAGGTCTTGGATACCTTCAATACCTTTTCTGACTACTTTTGCTTGAATGGCTTCTTTAAGCGAATCTGATAACACATAATAATACTCTTGATTTTTTTCAAATCTTGTCAACCAGTTCAAATTATATAATCTTATCAGGCATGAGATGACTCGTGTAAAGCCGGGGCATCTACGGCCATCGCATTTCTCAAAAATAAGTCTATCCTGTATTATTTCTCTTGCGGTCCAATTGGCCATTAATAATATTGTATTGGATTTGTAACAATCAAGGTGAGAGGCGAGAAGAAACAGGAACATATCGTCATCTTCAACAGGCAAGGAATCGGCAAAGAAAATCATGCCGATTCCTTGATATGCTTAACAATCATATCGGCCTTGTCTGCTTTGGCTTGCTTGTTGTCCAGCAGCATCTTAATCATTTCTGAAGCCTGACCACAAGTCAGTTGCATGGGACGCACGTCAACGCCACTCATGAGAAATATGGCATATCCTTGCTTCTTGGTCATGGGAAAATCTGGTCTACGAACTTGCTTGGCCATCTCAGTGTCTCGTTTCCAGTTGTTGAACAAACCATTCGGGAAGATTTTCCTCTTGAGGGAAAACCTCTTTCTCAAGGTCTTCAATTCTCTCCAAAGCAGCAATCAGTTGTTGCTGAAGGTCGGAGACCAGTTGCATGAGTTCATCATTGTCCATTAGAGATACCTATCCTTGAACAGTTGACTAAAAAGGTCGGGCATATTTTCGTTGTCGTATTTTTCAACAACACGATTCCATTGAGCGTCTGTGATTTTCTTGGAAGACTGAAAGTGGTCTTTCAGAAAATACTGATACGCTACGGGAGCGTCTCCCAAACGTTGTTTGTCTTGTTCTAGATACCTAATCAGGTCAGATATGCGCGTCATCACATTCCCTCATCATTTGCATTACGAGATTGATATTATACTCTGACGCTTTCGTCAAGAGCAACTGGTAGAGAAGGTTTTCAAGATAGTTGCGATAATTGCTCATTGTGTCCTCCATTCAGGATGGTCTTGCCACAGGGCTTCTTGGTAATCTTGCCAAGAATCTACCTCAATGCCCATCCGGGTAAGATGGCCACAGAGTTCATGGGCTTCACATCTCCACTCTTCACTTTCTACGCGAAGGGTGCAGATTTCGGTGTGTTGCTCTTTCAGCATGACTTGCATATCTCTATACGCTGTCATAAGAGCATCCCGCTCTTTCTCAAGATTGTTGATGTAGATGAAAATCTCGTCAGCGGTCATCACAGGCTCTCCAAACCATACATCTGGACCATGAGTTCATCCTCAAGGTCAATGTTAGCGTCTTTAACATACTGGCCCTTTTCAGTAAGTTCAAGAGAATCCTTCTTGAAATAGAGAAAAGTCTTGCGCTCAATCCAGCCCTTGTTGATGAGTTCTTCAATCTCGTTTCTTACGAGAATGTGGCCAAAGCCTTCATCAACATTCATGTATTCCGCGACCTTCTTGGCGATGGTCTCAATATCATGCTCCCCCGCCAACATGGCCTTGAGGATGATGCGAACCTTCATGTTATCAATCTGACGCATTGGAGCCTCCTTGCTCGTTTCGTTATGAAGAACCATATCATGCCAAAAAGTCTTGTCAATGAAAAATGATGGTTAATTTGAATTTTTGTTTGGTTAACGAAAAGGTTCAAAAAATTCATAATGAATTTTAATGGTTAATTTTGTTAAGAAAAATTAAGGGGGCCGAAGCCGCCTCTTTTATGCTACAAGTTTGTCAAGAATAACAACACTATTCAACCAGAGTTCAAATTCTTCCAGATTTTTTTCAGAATATGAAAAGCCAATTCCCGCGTCATGTAGATTATAAAACGGTGTTAAACCACCGTTTGTATAACGAGTGCAATCAAAAACGAATATAATTTTGAGGCGGAACTTATTTCTAAAACTTACGGTAATTTTACCAGTCCAACCCTTTGCTTCCTGATAATTACTAACCGAAGCTCCCAACTTTTTGAATTTGTTTTTAATAAAATCCAACATATCAAACGGATTGTAATCGTCACTTCCGCCGACCCATCCGTGGTCTTCTCCAAACAACTCTTCACGAACATCTTGGACAAGCGTGTCTAACAGAGAATCAATGCTGGCTTTCGTGGTCATTTGCGTCTTTCCGTTGTAATAAAAGTTAAGGGGGCCGAAGCCCCCACTCTTTATGCTGCTACTTGCATAGGCTTCAGCACCTTGCGGGTTGCTCCGCTCATGTGCCGCTTCATTGCCTTAAAGGCTTCATCGTGTTGGTATTCGTAGCCAACTTGGACATACATGAAATCCACATTGTCCGCGAAATACTCGGAGTCATCGTCGCGATAACCGCGAGCGAACACGGCTTCCAGATACACAACCATTTGAATGTTCCACGAACGGTCCTTGGCGACGATGACCACGAGAACTGCGGCGTTCATTTCACACTTGGGGTCCGAATCCTTGTAATCATGGAAGCCTGTGACCGGCTGAGTGGTGTCACTCACATTGAAGAAAAAGACTTCTGCGTTCTTGTTGGTGGCAGTCTTCTTGATGAGGGCCGTGATATCGTCCACCCCGAAACCGTCCGGATTGGAATACATCAGTTCATTCTGCCATTCGGTGGCTTGGTCAGCAACTGCTGACATGTAGTCTGAAACGAGTTCTACATCATAAACCCCACCCGAACGGATTTTGGGATTGTGGCCGAAGGGGTGAATAAGAAGTCCGGTCATTTGCGTCTCTCCATCTCATTGCGATAATGGAAAATAGCACCCCCACATATAATGTCAATGGCTTTTGCGAAAAAAATTTAAAAAAGTTTTTTGTTGACGAAAGTTTTTTGCCAAGCTATGAAGGGACAAATCGGAAAAAGGATTGAACCGATGGCCAGAAGTGAATATGACAACAAACTTTTTGAAGCCTTTTTAAATTGGCACGAAACTCGTGACCCAAAATATAAAGACGAGATGCAAAAGTGGGGTGATTTGTCCGCTTGCGAGATGCTGAAAACAGACCAAGAGACTTGGCAGAAGTTCAATAACTCTGCCTTCTATGAAAAGAAAGCCAAATGGTTTGGTAAGCAAGACCTTGGCACAAGAGACATCAAGAATATCTTTGTCCAATGGATTGAAAAAGGACAACCGAAATGACATACAAACCTGAACGCCCAAGAAACTGTCCATGGTTCTGGACACGATTGACTCGTCGTGGTATAAGGCTTCACGAGCCGTATTTCAGATATAAGACCCATGTGATTTTTCGTTATCAAAAAGATTATGAACCTTTCACACCGGGTTGTTTCGCCTCTTGACAAACCCTTCTTCCGACCTTATATAGGTCTTGTCCGAGAGGACTCCTTGTAGTTTAACTTAATCCCCCGGTAACCAACTTGCCGGGGGATTTTTTCGTTAATTTGAAATTAATAATGAAAATTAATTATTAATTTTTTGGACCAACTTTTTTTCGTAAAATCCGTTGACAAGAGAAAATAAAAAGACTATATCCCTTTTGCACTGGCACATCTTTGGTTTAGGCACATAAAACCATGCACAACGAATTTAAAACGGCTTTCATTCGCGGGCCGGAAGTTCTCAACCACTACCGTGAAGGATTGTGGACTGTTGGGGAATCTCGCCCTACCTTTAAACACTTTTTAGAGTATATGAAGACACAAGGGTATTTCGTGTCTTCAAGCACTTTGAAAAGGTATATGGAGGCGGCAAAGGCTCTTGAACAAGAGCGGCTTACATTCTATTCCGAAAATCCTGACAGAATGATGGATTTGTCGCAATATGAATCCTTTCGTGATTCCGAAAATTCCGATGTGGCTTTGAAACTTCTGTCGGAAGATGACTTGGCAAAATATGAGAGAAGGCACATGTTTGAATGTGCTAAATTTTGGAAAGGTAAAACTTTCTACACGTATGAAGTTTGAATAAAGTTCTACCCCGACTTACGGGAGAGCATCCCTGCGGGGTAGAACAATTCTAAAAAGGTTTAAAAGAGAGTTTGCATGGCAACAAACTTCTTAAGAATATTTATCCTACTGAATTAGGAGTAGGCAGAGCCGAAGCAAGAGTGGAAGTCAACACTGCGACATTCGCAGCGGCGTTTGCTACGTCCGAATCAGCGTCAACGCTTGCTTGAGTAAAGGTTGTAACCTTGGCTTGAAGGTCAGCAACAGTTGCCTCCAAGGTTTGGATAGTGGATACTGCGTTTGCAACGACTTCGGTCAAAGCAGTAATATTGAGTGTGAGGGTTTCTAAACCGGTCATAATTTTGTTTTCCTTATTGTTGATTACGAATATTTCGTAAAAAAATTGTTTAATGGGTGACAGCATTGGATACCGGTGTATTTACGGCTTCAACAGCAGGAATTACAACGTCTTGAACCGCTGCTTCTGCAATGGCTCCAACATTTTTAGGGTCTTTGGTAATAACGTTGATGAAACCAGCCAATCCAATTCCGGCTGCAAGAATGGCAGCGGCAAATTGGGGTTGAATAACAACACCGCAAGCAGACGCGATACCAATTAGGCCGCGCCATGTGGAAGGTTCTTGTAAACGGGCCAAAGCCCAAGTCCATAAATTATTCATTTTGATATTTCCTTTTGATTATATTTAGCGGCAAGATAAGCTTGATGTGCCTCATCAATCGTGTTAAAAGTGCCTAGATGAAGTCTCACACCATCTTTTAATAAAGATGAAAAGTATTTTCCGTTTGGTAATGGGTAGACATTTTTTACACCTGTGACGCTCACCTTTCGGTTACCGCCTTTTAAGGTGGGTTTTCCAAGGTCATTTCCCAGTTTGGTTGAAATCGTCACTTCAACCTTTTGTTCAAAATCTATGGAGTCAATAAGTGCCTGAATTTCATCTTTTGTCATCTGTTTACCCTACCAAAAACTAGCAAAAAAGGCAATATTTTCGTCACCCCATCCGCTTAAAAGGGCTAAAAAGGCCCTTGCATAGGAATGTTTCTATGCACTTTTTGTTAAGTCCTTGAAATGTAAGAATAAGTTTTGCATAGAAAATGAGCCTTTTGCACGATAAGTCCTTTTATATATTATCATTTTTTTCACATGTTTTTTATAACCCTTGTTTATTCCTCTCTTATATAAGACTTCTATATATTTCTATATTTCTATACAAAAAGATATAAAGGGTATATAGAATAAGGGTTTGAGCCGCATAGAAACTGCATGGAAAGAGGTATA